AAAACCTCATTAGCATCACCTTTCTGAATCTTTACAGACTTCTGAAGGTTCTCATCTCTAAACCATTCATTCCAGATAAGGTAAACGCCACGGAATGGAAGGGCACTAATGCCGGATAAGTTACCAGACGTATTCAAGGGCAATCCGAAGTAGTCCCAAAGAGAGCCTACATAAGTATTGTTAGAATTACCAGTGGCAGTAACAGCAGGAATAACATAATCAGTCTTATCATCAGGGTCTTCCTGCTCAAAGCAGAAGTTTTGCCAATGTTCCCAGACGAGACGGTTTGGTACAAAAAAGAAAAACCAGTCCAGATAAATGTTATCCATAATGGGCTTTATAGGAGTAGCCAACCGAGCGAAGTAATTAACAGACATGCGAGTAGTATCGCCAGGCAAAACCTCGTCAACAAATACAGGTATGAGCTTACCTGAATCAAACGTTGTCTTATAAACATGAGAACGGTCGAATTTAGTCCTTTTCATGTACATTGCAGGAGCATCGCTAAAGCGATGTCCTCGAACTCTTATATTACGAGCCAAATTTTCACCTTCTTTTGAAGTGTAAACCTAAGAATTATCCCAAGGCAAATCATTCTTAGGTTTTAGATTATTTTTGCGTCACCTACGCCAGTTACATCAAGTAAGTAACTGGCTTCGGTGACGCCTATTTTTGTGTTTCTTCTTTGTTTTCGGTTAAAGTGTTACTTTCTTTTTGTGTTTGTTTACTACTATCAAGCGGTTGTATTTCGTCAAAAGATAAATTGCTACCGTACAAGCCTTCTTGTTGGAGATATTCGAGCGTTGCAGGATCGTTCAAATGCTCGATGAAATTCATGGGATCATGACCGAATTTTGCTCGAACGTAAGCGGGCAGGCTGTAGAATTCTTCACGAACTCCGGACACAAGCTCAAGAGCTGTACTGTAGTCGCCGGGAAGCGTTGCATCTCCGAACTGCAGGTAAGCGTATTGCGAACTATCGCCGAGATCAAGAGTCATGATACCTTTCTGACCGTCTGCATACTTATTTACAATGTAATTGATATCAGTCTCATCTTTCTCGTCCTGAACTGCAAGAGAGGGCATGGTAAACTCAATGCCACAATGATCATGTCCTTCTACGGGATCATAAGCTGTCTTAAATTTCATAGTTTCACCTCCTTTCGCAGGCGCCTAGACGCGGCGGGCGTGGCGTACAAAAAAAGGGCGATCTCTATGAGATCGTCCTTTTTCTGATACGCTCTTTATTAGAATATCATTTAGTAGGAATATTGTCAATCTGCACATATTCTATGGCGCGACCAACCATGATAGGAATACGGGGCTCGTCACTATTCTCAACGTAATAGCGACCGTCGATGTCACCAAGATTACCGACATAATAAAGAGAAAAGTCTTCAGGATACTTTTTAATAAGCATATTATCATCGTTGACTATACCTTCAAAAGCTCGCAGAGCAAGCATATCATTGTGATAGACCTGTGGAGGACTGAACTGTTCAGCCTTAGAATCATAAATGGAATAAAGTCTCAGCGGAACCATCTCCTTTTCTAAATGCAACTAAATACCTACGAATCATGAGATAAAGCGTAGCTGATATGACATAGTAGTCATTATCAAGCCGAATAACTCTAGAATCATCTGGTCTAAGACGGTAAGCGGCATATTTGCTACCACGAAAAGAGTAATCAAAAGATATGTTACGCTTACGGCAGAAATTATTAACAGCTTCAAATTCACTAATAAGCATCACCTCATTTCTGACTTAATAATAACACAGTCACAATACTTTGTCAAGCTTCCTGCCGAGAAAATGTTTATGCTTACCTTCCTGAACACGACAGCGGTCAACTAAACGCTCAAAAGTGTTGTTCTCCAAATAATGAAGCATCTTCTCAATACGGTTATTGCGAACATATTCCATCCACTGAGGATGCGTTTCGTTAAACTTCTTGTCATAGTAACAAGGAGGACGCATCTTCTTACCGTTAATAACAACATAATCATTAGCATAACATTCTTCGCCATGCTCTTCAAGCCATTTTAAGCCTATGCCGGGACGATTAGAAGCAACCATAAATTCAGGAACGCGACCTTTATAGTGAGCAGGAGCGTCTTTACCAGTCTGTTTTTTGACTATATAGCGAGCGACGTAGGCAGCAGAATCAAAACTAAACTCACCAATAAGATGCATACCATATTTCCATATCTTGGCAAAGCGAGCAGAAGTATAAGTGTTATAACCGTCTGTACGGAACCGAAAAGCTTTGTCGTTAAAATCAATATTAAACAAAATGTAATGATAATGGGGGCGACCATGAAGTTCACCATATTCACCACAGCCAAGAAAGCGAATACCACTGCCATACTCACGACGAAGATTTTTCATGAAAGTCTGATGAAATTTCTTACTCAAGCTTTTATCACGTGGCAAATGATTATCGTCAAAAGTGCAAGTAACGAAATAAGCAGAAGACGAAGAACGGGCTTCGTGAACAGCACGGACAGCCCACTGTCTGCTATTTTCGAGACGACAACCGATACATTGTTTACAAGAACAACGAATGAAACGGCTATCGCCAGCAAGTTCAGGGTGAGAGGCAAGGCTACCGTAAAAACTATAATGTTGCTTTCCATTTTTGGTAATAGCTCCTTCAACTGGGTACATAAGGATAGGATTATAACAAACCATATTAATCACCTGTACCGATTGTATCAGGATTAAGTCAGAATGTCAAATCCTAAATCCACCTCGTCCTACTCTCTTAAAATTTTTTCGACGAGATCTGGAGGTACGCCGAAAAAGGCGTCGTGAACCTCGCTTAGATAAACGGCGACGTCTCATTTAGCATCCCTCCAAGAACCGAAAAAACGGCTAGTTTTTTTAGAATCGTTCTTATTAGCGACCGGCTCAACAAGTTGAGCAACATCGGCCTGAAAGTCCGAGGCAACTTTTTTAGCAGTAACAGTATTAGAAGAAGCTCTACCTTTGAGTGCCTCAATAAGATCAACAACCTCTTGTACGAAAGGAACAACAACAGAAACAATAAAAGTAAGAATCATAGTAGTTTTATTAGACATATTTTTTATCTCCTTCCAAAATAGCGACCTCCGAAGAAGCTTATAACATTTTTGATAGCAGATCCAGCACCACCAGCGACAGACCTAGGAGCACCTGTAAGACCTTCAATAGTTTTATAGAAATCACGCTCCATGCCTGCCATTTCAGTTTGAATATTATCAAGAGAGGCAGCAGAATTAGCACGATTAGCAGCGGCAATATTGTTTATAACACCAGAGCTAAGGTAAGAGCCCTGAAGACGAAGGTTCTCAAGCTCTAAATTCATCTTTTCAAGCTCATAACCAAGACGTTTTTCATAAGTCTGCTCACGAAGATTCAAGTCGTTCGCAAGAATACCATTCTGAAGAACTGTGCCGTGAGTACTCTGGCGCACAGAATCGGCTTCTGCGACGTTTTTATCAATTTGAGATATGGCAAGATGCTCGGCATTCTTAGCCTGCCTTTCAGCGGCACTAGCGGCTTTAGCAGAATTCATGGTAGAACCAATATCACTCATACCTACAGAAGCGGCTGAAGATCCAGCTATAGATCCGCCTATACCATTAGTTGCGGCAAGAATAGGATTAAGACCAGCACTGCGCATATCTTCTACAGCCCATTGATAGCGATGTTTATAGTTTTCAACATTCCACGCGTTCTGCTGAGCGGCATTAGCGGAGTTGTAATGATTCTGGACGGCGGACCCAAATATAGAACCAGCAACACTACCTAAAGTATTAGAAAGCCATGACATAAAACCAACTCCTTTTAGAAGTGATCAACAAGGCCGGGAGTACCAAACATAGGCATAGGACGCACAGTAGTGTAACGGAAGCCTATATCAAGCAAAAACTCAGGCTCACTGGGAACAGCGATAATACGCTCAATAGGTGGATTTTCCACAATAAATTCCTCGTTTAGAGTCGGGGCATTTTTGAAGAATTGGGACAAATGCCACTTATCCAAAGAACCATTAACTACAGAGCTACGGAACTTACCTGTAATCTGCGAAGGTTTATAGCGATATTCGGCATAACGTTCCTGATAGCCAAAAACAGTAGTATCATCTTTAGAACCTTGAGCGTAGATCTCACGAAGCTCAATAGCCTGTTCGCCAAGATGAGCGAACGTAGGCCAGTAAAAGTCATAAACAGTAGAGCGAAGCCACATCTTGTTAATACCTTGCTGGTAAGTAAGATCGGCACGAGCACATACGAACCCAAAAATATAGCCATGCTCAACAAAAGATTTGGTAAAGCCGTGGAACTTAGCGGCAGTAACACCATAAGCAGAGAGATTGCCTTGAGGAGAGGTATCGTCAGTTGCAGAAGTCTGCGCTATTGGATTAACATTCACCATTTTGGTAAAAGAACCAAGAAATTCAGGACGCTGAAGACGAGCGTCAGGAGAAACTACGCCGAAAAAAGAGCGGAGCACTTCGGTGTACCTACTACCACCACGGGCAAGGCGCTCATAAAACTTCTGCATCTGAAAGGCTGTGCGTAAAGAGTTAATTGTTGCAGAGGAAACAGATGATAAATCAGCGTACAAATGCGAAGGATAGTTAGCGCCCTTACTAACTACATTAGTACCAGTAGCAGTTCCAATACTCTGCAAAGAAGCAGCGTCAGTACCATTTAAACGACGATAATTCCCGGAGAGAGGAGAACTATCACTAAGATAAGCATCATAAATAAGAGGTTTTCCATCACCATAGACCGGAGCATTACCAGTGAGCGGTACCTCAACGCCAGGTCCTTTCTGCGTCCACGGTAAAGCCGAGGTAAAGTAGTCATGACGCTTACCACGAGGCGGACAAGCAAAGCCGGGGACTATATCGGTACCTGAAGTAAAAATCCAAGAAGGCTGGTCAGCGGAACGAGAAG